GTAGTTGAGGAATTAAATCGTAAAGCAGCAGAAAAAGAAGCAGCACAAAAAGAACTTAATCTACAAAAGGATATTGATGCAGCTACAGCTAAACGAGATGCAAAAACAAAGATAGCTAAAGCAGAAAAAAAAGCATCAGCACTGGAAAAAGAGAGAGAAGGACCAGAAGCAAGAGGGCGGATAGCTAAAGCAGAACGTGCAAAAGAACGTATAAAAGAAAGAGAAACAAAACAAGCAGATGATATAACAGCAGCACAAAAAGTACGTAGTGCAGTAGATAAAATGTCTGCTGCTGAAAGAAAATCTCTTGGTCCTGTGACTAATTTTATGGAAGAGCTACTTGGTTTAAATAGAGATAAAGCACAAATTGAAAAAGACTTAAAAGTCACAGAAGAACTAGAATCACGAGATCGTGGTGGAATGAAACGGGGCGGCAGAGCAAAGAAACCTTCTGTTTCTCGTAAAACATACGCAATGAATAGGGGTGGCAAAGTTGCTCCTGTTCGCAAACCAAACAGAGCATAAGGAGAAACAATATGCCAAGTAATTACCGTTATCCCAGTAAGGCTGACTTTGAGAGTAAAGCTCCTGCTGGCCGTATGAATGATGCTAACGAATCTGTTTTGTATCGTCAGAAGATGGAAAGTGATCTTTTGGGGAGTACAAAGGAAGCTTTTAAGGCTTCTGTATCTGTTCCTTCTCCAAAGGGGAGTGGTGTTGATTCGTCTATATGGAAATTGGCAGACGATAATTCTATTTATAATACTGCCGGTAAGTAACTACAAGATGCTTTTTAGCATTAAGATATAGCAGTGTTAAAGGAATAAAATGTCAATTAACGATTTTGAAGAGAACGAACCACAAATTATTGAGCTAGATACTGAAGCTCTTCCCGGTTTGATTGGATACGTACACGATAAATTCCAAGAAGCTGAAACGGGCCGTCTTCCAGACGAAAGCCGTTGGCTTCTTGCATATAAGAATTATCGTGGTATCACTGATGGCTCCACTACGTATGCTTCTACAGAAAAATCTAAAGTATTCCTAAAAATTACTAAGGTGAAAGTATTAGCTGCATTTGGTCAAATTTCCGATATTCTTTTTGCTAACAATCGTTTTCCATTAACCGTTTCTCCAACAGATGTTCCTTTTGGAATTGCAGAATTTGCACATATTCCGACTATGGAAGAGGATGCTTTTCTCAAGAATATGCCGGATCAAATGTTGAATACTCCGTTAAGTCAGTTGAATACGACAGGACAACCAGACAAAGAGTTTTTAGCAGGATTAAAAGAAAAATACTCTGCTTCATCTTTGGTGGAAGGACCGGCAATACTTGGTACTCCACAAATAGACTTAGCAATGGAAGCTGCAAGAAACATGGAGAAAACAATCCATGATCAGCTTACTGATACGAATGCAATGAATGTTCTTCGACACGCTATTTTTGAATGTTGTTTGTTAGGAACAGGAATTGTAAAAGGGCCGTTTAATTACAATAAGACTATTCCTAATTGGAAAATCGAAAACGAACAGAAAGTATTTTCTCCTACTGAACGAATTGTTCCTCGTATTGAGGCTGTTTCTTGTTGGGATTTCTATCCCGATCCTACTGCTGTATCAACAGAAGACGCAGAGTATATCATTCAACGCCATCGTTTTAATCGGCAACAGTTGAGAAATTTAAAGAACCGTCCTTTCTTTAGTGAAGATGCTATTAATAACTGTTTAGCTACAGGTCCAAATTACGACGAAAAGTACTATGAAAACGTTATTCATGCTGAAGATACTGAATCTGAATATTCAGAACAACGATATGAAGTACTAGAATATTGGGGGACAGTAGACGCTGCATTTGCTAGAGAAGTAGGTTTACCTGTACCTGAAAATGTAGGACATATGGATTCAGTACAGATTAATATATGGGTTTGTGGGACAGAAATTATCAGATGCGTTCTTAATCCATTTATTCCTGCTCGTCTACCATATCATGCTTTTCCTTACGAAATTAACCCATATCAATTATTGGGTATTGGCGTAGGAGAAAATATGCAGGATTCTCAATTGTTAATTAATGGTCATATGAGAATGGCTATTGATAATCTTGCTCTTGCTGGTAATCTTGTTTTTGATGTAGATGAAACGCAGCTTGTTCCCGGCCAGAATATGGAAGTATTCCCCGGTAAAATATTCCGCAGACAATCAGGACAATCTGGTGCAGCGATTAATGGAATTAAGTTTCCTAATACTTCTCCTGATAATTTACAAATGTACCAAACTGCGCGTCAACTTGCAGATGAACAAACGGGTATTCCTTCAATTGTTCATGGTCAAACAGGAGTAACAGGGACAGGTAGAACAGCAGCAGGTTTATCAATGATCATGGGATCGGCAGGGCTGTCTATTAAAACCGTAATAAAGAATATTGATGATTCGTTATTGAAACCGTTAGGAGAAGCTTTCTTTCAGTGGAATATGCAATTTAATGATAATGAAGCAGAGATTAGAGGCGACTTAGAAATTAAACCAAAGGGTATTGCTTCTGTGATGCAAAAGGAAGTCCGTACTCAAAGGCTAACTACGTTGCTACAAACAGTTGCAAATCCAATGCTTGCGCCATTTATCAAGATACCTAATCTGGTTAAAGAATTGGCTATTTCTCAAGATATTGACCCAGAACAATTAGTAAATGATGCTAATGAAGCAGCGGTATTTGCAGATATTTTAAAAGGATTAATGAATGAATCCCCAAACGGCCAAAACACTCCTCCCTCTAGTCAACAACCCCCAGACATGGGAGCCGATGGAGAAGTACCTGTCGGAGCAAATCCAATGGACCAATCGGGCGTTGGCGGTGGAAATATCGGAGTTGGAAGTGCGCCGGTTGCAGGGGAAGATGGCTTTACTGGAAATCCTCCACAACCTTCCTGAAGTAGTTAAATCTTCTATTAAAAACTATGAATTAGAGAAATAAAAGAATGTATGATCACAATAGAAATATTTCACCACTTGATTTTGATTATGTGCCAAAGCGCAAACCAGTTATTAAGATGGAAGCAGGAGGATTAACATCTTCTCTTTTTGATTCTAACGATCCTTTTGCTTTTACTAATAGTCCTTTTTCTGAAGAACTTACTCCACTTGTAGAACAGCAGATACAGCAATCTATAAAAGATGCCCAAAAAAGAGCGGCAGAAGAAGCTAGAGTAGAAGAATTAGGAGATTCGGATTCTACAGGAGGGCCGGAAGGTCCAGATGGAGCGGGTTTTGGTACTATTGGTTCAACGGTAGCTGGTATAGCTCATTTCCATGAGGAGGTTACACAGAACATAGGACTTGTGCCAGCGGCTCGGGGGGTGTTTCAATCACTACAAAAAGAAGATCCAAAAGAGACAGAACCTCAAACCATAGCGCAACAAAATCAACAGATAGTAGATGAGAGTGAAGAGTACTTAGGTAAGAAGAGGCAGGAGTACCAAATGGGACTGTGGGCACCAACTGAGAAGGAATTTGCAGCCAAAAAAGCAAAGGCGGATGAAGAGGAACAAGCTCAAAAGGACTCAATAGCACATGCGGCAGAGGCTGGTTTGGGAAGTGTCGCAGGTGGACCGCAATCCGGCGACGAAGATGCTGTAGTAGGAGGTGCTTCTGTTGCAGGCGAATGGAAAGATGGTGGAGAAATTAAAGGATATCAGGAAGGTGATCTAGTAGAAGAACAAGCTGATACTACGATGGATACTGCTGGTTTAGGCCCAATGGGCTTAGTAGATGATATGGCAGGAGATCAAGTAACAGGAGTTGAAGACGATTTAGATATGGAAGTAGATGACGGCGCATACGTTCTTAATGCAGATGCAGTAGAACTGATTGGCTTAAAGGATTTAAATGAATTAACTAAAGATGCTATTGATATTGCTATTGAATCTGATATCCCTCTTCCTAAAAAGATTGATCCAACGAAGAGAGTGCCTATTAAAATATCTAATGGTGAATTTATAATCCCTGCTATTCTTGTTCCTATTATTGGTTTAGAAAATCTTGAAAAGATGAATAAGCGTGGATTAGAATACAGAGAAAAGAATAGAGAAGAAGAACCGCCACAAGAAGCACAAGCAGTGCCGCAAGAAAATATCCCGGTTGAACCTTCGGAGGTTCCTTCTAGAGGAGTTCCCGGTGAGATTAATTTAGCTAAAGGCGGTGTTATCGCTGACCAAATGGATCAGCTTTTAAAAGTTTAATCATAGTTTATTAACTATGGTTTTAGGTGCAGGATACCCATATGGCCCCTGCTATTACACCAAGAGTGGATACCCAAAGTTGTCACTTTGGCCCCAAGTGAGGTACAATGATTGATAAAGCAGAAGAAAAGGCAGAAGAGTTTACCCCGTATGTAGGAGAATACCGAAAACATCTTTTAGACTCTGATAAAGAACCAGAACCAGATATTTCTGACCTTTCGGATATCGAAGATACTCAGAAATTAGAAGGGATGGTTTCTAAAGAACAGGATCATGATTGGAAGAAGCGTTATGCTGATCTAAAAAGTTATCATGATCGTCAACGAAATGAATGGACTCAGGAAAAAGAGCTTGTTGAAGCTAAGATTAGACTAGCTGAAAAAAGCAATGTTCTTTCAGAGATGCCGAAATCTTTTGAAGAGATTGAGGAATTTAAGCAAGAATACCCTGAAGTCTACGGTATCGTTGAAACTGTTTCTAAGCTTCAAGCAGAAGCAAAATCAGAAGAGCTAGAAAAGCGTATTTCTGAACTCAATAAAAGAGAAGAAGAAGCGCAGCATAGAACGTCTGAAGCAGAGTTGTTAGCTTTACATTCTGATTTTCTTGATCTAAAGACTGATCCAGAATTTTTAGAATGGCTAGATAAACAACCTGAAACTATTTCAAACGGGATATACAAAAATCGGACTGATGCACTATGGGCTGCTCGTATAATTGACCTTTACAAACTAGATTCTAAACCTATCAATCAGCAAAGGACTAAATCTTCAGAAAGTGCAGCAGAAGTTGTTACTAAAACAAGGAAAGCTGCTCCTATATCTGAACAAGAAAAGAAGATTTGGACCGTCGAAGAAATTTCTCGTTTAAAACCACATGAATTTGAGCAACTTGAATCTGAAATTGATGCGGCTAAACGGGAAGGAAGAATCCAATAACAATAAGGAGAAACTAAAATGGCTTTTGGAGTAGCAGCCGGATATAGTAACCTACCTAATGGTAAGTTTCTACCGGCAATTTACAGCCAAAAAGTACTTAAATTCTTCCGTCGAGCTTCGGT